ATGGATGTCTACATGGAACTATTAGAGTCATTATGAATATCCAAGGCCACCGACTGCAGGTCTCACTGCCCTACTTCACCGTTGATCTAGGCACGCACACACAGGCTCTGGATCTCGCACGACAGGCTCTAGCGGAACTGCGAGTAGAAGCGCCAAGTATAACCAGCAATGTAGCTGCAGACTATGTCAGCCCCTATGACAGTCACAGGCGTAACACAAAACTCATGCCTGTGTGCGAACTGGCCAGAAACTGCTGCGAATATCTCACAGAAACTGTGCTGGGCCAGCGTCTAGAACTGCGTGTGATCAATTGCTGGGTAGCAGACTACGGACCAGGTGATTTCACACACAGGCATGATCATTGGCCCATGCTGTTCAGCTGTGTGATCTATCTAGACTGTGATCATCTCAGTGCACCTTTGATACTGGCCAACAATCATGAAGTCCAAGCCGAAACGGGCAGGATGGTGATCTTTCCAGGATGGGTAGAACATGAAGTCCTGCCCACTGCCAGTGCTCGTAGCTGTGTGGCAATCAATCTTGCTGCCATGTGGGATCGAGGTTGACACCGCAGAAGATTTGTAGTATACTAGTGTTTTAAACTCCAGCCAAGAGGCCGTATGAAAATCCCGCTGATCACAGTGATCTTGTTGTTGACGCTAGTCAGCCCAGCACGGGCCCTAGACCCTGAACACCTAGAAAAAACCTGGCAACAGGCCAGGGTCTATGAGCCAGGATCGTGGTGGCCTAGAACTGCAGCGTCATATCGCTCTGAGCAAAAATACCCCGTGATCCTTTACTTCCACGGCTGCGGAGGTATCAGCAGCAACAACGACATTCAGTGGGCAGAGTTCTTCAAGAGCCTGGGCTATTTGACAGTGATGCCCGACAGTTTTGCTCAGCCAGGCAGGGTCAACGGCTGTGATTGGAGAGCTAGACAAAGAGAAAGCTTTGAGACAGCACAGGTGAGGCTGAGAGAAGTAGAATTGGCTCTGACACGCATAAGGCAAACTGGCTGGAGCACGGGTCAAGTATTCCTTATGGGACACAGCCAGGGCGCTTGGGCCATCAGTGCAGTTAACACCGCAGACATCTCCGGTGTGATACTGAGCTCAATGAAATGCCAACAGGTACAGATCAATCCCACTGTGCCTATACTGCGAATTGGATATGTCAATGATCCCTGGATGCCCGTGAGCATACCCGAGTGCGGTGATCATGTAGAGCATCCCAGCTATGCTAGACTGTTTGTTGCAGGTCGTGAACACGAAACTGCCTACAGTAGAGAACTGAAGACAGCAGTGCAAGCGTGGCTGCGACAGCGCACAAGGCAGAGTCAATAGGCCGCGAAGCGGCAGCGGCGCGACAGATTCCGCGATCTAGTAGAAGAAAAACCATAAAACTAGGCAAAGAATCAGGACGACAGCAAGGCCTATGACAAAGTCTCGGCTGGTGATTTCAGGTAAAGGTGCTTCATACATATGTGTTATGTATCCGCCCAGCATCACACATACTCTAGAAGTGGCTGTCTACGAAGTTCTGGATAGCGTAGTATAAACCATGCGTGATAGGCACGAGGCACCCAAAAGTCTATGCTGTCTGCACGTATGCTCAGTGAGCCGCCCCAGCTTTGTACATCACGCCATATGGTCTCTTCATCGTAGTCCAGCGTAAGATAGGTGTGATAACGATAGCAGTAGAGAGTTATATCAAACATAGTAGAAGATAGGTTTTGGGATCGCAGTCTATGAGCACAATGTAACGATCTTCCCATACAGTGCTAAAACCGTCCGAATAATCTGAAAGCAGGTGTATGATGCGTATGGGGTCGCCAGCAGAAATGCGATCATTCAGGCGTTCAAGTTGTGTGATATCATAGTCCAGAGTGTACATCTACATATTTACGTGCGCTGCGCGAGCTCTAGAGATCAGTTACTGAGCTAAGACTGCCATAAACAGGGGGTTGCAGTAAATATTACTATGAGCACAGTGTATGCTATTCGCAGTGATTGGGACCGTGAGGGCGAACGCTTCACTGTGTTACGTCACAATCGTGTAGTGATTATCACACGCAGTAGACAGATAGTGCGTGAATGGTTTCCCCAGATGTGGATGGATACTAGATCGATTCCCGATGTGGTTCTAGTATAGTGTATAGGCCCCGCTGCAATGGATTACACAGTGTGCATACATATGCGTTTGTACACATAAATGCTCAGTAAGTGTGATTTACTGACCCCCACAGTGCGTGTAGAGGCCGCTGCGCTGGCCGTGAGAGGCAGAATGGTGTGGTTCTGTGTGACAAAGTGCAATAAAGTGTGGAATTGTGTGACCATTTGAGCATAGCCTCTCCAACCACAGTGATCTCAAAAAATTTTTGCATGATTTCTAGTGTGGGACTCTGTGTTTTCGCACCGTTCGCCACCATTTTGTCACCAGATCCCACCGAGTCCCTGACCGCGTACGGTGAGTCTACGGTGGCCCCGCTGCGTGAGATTCATGTGCGCACTGTACTAAGCAGTGGGATCACAGCTATATACTAGTATGATCTCTACACTGGCTATGCTGCCTTTCATCTTCATACTCACACACATAGCTGTTCAAGGTGATTCATACACAGTGAGATACCAGGCTAGGATCTGTGTCTTCTGTTATCTTGCGATCGCTGTGGCATTTTGGCTATAGGCCCCGCTGCTAGATATACCAAAATGCATTGACAGTACAGGACTTTGACTGTATAATATACACATGCTTAAGAAAAAGCTGTTATCTAGGAGCAGAGAATCCGTGACATTACCAGATGAAAGATACCGTGCAGTGCGGCACACAGAACAGTTTCTTCAACGACTAGCGGCTGGGGAATATCCCCGTGTGGCCAAGGCAGTTCGTGATGAAGCTAGAGCATTGCTGCGACACTATCCTAATGGTTATGACATGGATCGTGCAGCGCGAGCCTGTCCTGATGTGTTTGTGGAACGCTATGAAGATCTGCACAGATTCGTCTTGCAGGCCCGTCGACTAGCTCCCACTGACGGAGGGGAACAGCAGCAGGAGATCACAGACTAAGCAACAGTTTAGGGCCTCTAGCTCATGTTGGTTAGAGCAGCGGACTCATAATCCGTTGGTGCCGTGTTCGACTCACGGGGGGCCCACCACAACGCAGCAGCACAGCAATCTGACCGTAGTTCAGGGGATAGAACAACAGCCTTCTAAGCTGTGGGTCGCTGGTTCGATTCCAGCCGGTCAGGCCATTACAGCAGCAACAGCAGCAGAGAGAACGCACAGTGTACCGGCATCCCAATCCCATGGATCCTCTAGATCCCTTTAAACGTTGGTATCGCCAGCTATGGCCCCTGCAGCGTGTGGGAGTGTGGATCTGCGCAGCTGTAGTGGTGTGGGCACTGCTGCTGTGGGTCACCATCTAACAGCAGCAACAGCAGCAGGGGCAGAGCGCAGCGAGATATCTGAGGAACCCTAAGGGTTCAAGGGTCTTTACATTTTGGTTGACAGAATGGTGAAATGGTGCTATAATTATAACATGAACTTAGAAAAGCCCACTCGTAAAAAGCGTCAAGACCGTACTCATATCATCTATGAGCTACGTGTCAACGGACTGTCTTACATAGGCGTCACTGCCAAGACTGAGACTACTATTAATAAGAGTGTTCTTGCTCGTGCAGCCAAGCACTTCTACAGAGCCAAGAAAGAGAACAAGGACTGGCTCTTGTGCCGGGCTCTGCGCTCGCTGAACGACAAGAGCGAGATAGAAGTACTTGTTCACGAAACACTCAGAGGCAAGGCAGCGGCACACCGGCGTGAGGTGGCTCTGCGCCGTGAAATTAACCCTGCGCTGAACACGGATGTTCGCGGGGACTGATTGACAGCACAGCAGATTGGCACTATAATTAACACATACACACAAAGGAGCGAGCAATGTCATTATTCGATCAAGACTACAAAGTCATACAGGGTCTACAGCAACGCCTGGGCGGGTTGGGTCTCCTAGAGACTCTGACCTACATAGAGTCCAACACTGCTGAGTTCTCACTGCAGGAACTTCGCAGCTTTTACCACATCATGAGCGAGATGCGTCAGCTGTTCGCGCCTGCAGAAGCTGGTTGACAGCGTTGCAGAATGGTGCTATAATACACACATGTTAACAAAGGAGCGAACGATGTCAGCATTAGCAAAGTTTATAGAACAGAAGAATCACTGGAACAGCTTCTTCAAGGGCGAGCAATACGAGATCGCTACACAGGCAGGGCGTCAACGTGTAGCAGATATGATCGACTCTGCACTTAGCCCAGAGAACCTTACCTGCGATGGCGAGCTGCCCAGGTCAGAAGTACAGCGCCGCTACCGAGAGCTGATCACAGCTGCCAAGCAGTTGAAGAAGTTGGACCCTTCAGTTACATTCTACGAATACTCAGAGGAGATTGCATGAGACCCTACGAGTGTTTTTATCGTAATCAACGTTGCTCTGTAATGGCTGAGTCCAGCTACAGCGCACAGCAGAAAGCAGCCACGATATTCAAGGCACGTAAAAGCCATGAAGTGAGTGTGGTTTTAGCAGATGTTGTGGTTGACACAGCAGCAGTTTGAGCATATAATATACACTTACACACACTAATAGGAGCGACGACTATGGGAACACGATCAAGAGTAGGTGTCATGCATGGCACAGTCTGCAAGAGTGTCTACTGTCACTACGATGGCTATCTAGAGTACACAGGCAAGCTGCTGCTTGACCACTACAACTCAGCAACAGCCAACGAGTTGGTAGCACGTGGAGACAACAGTGGAGTTCAGAAGTCCCTCGAGGACATGAACTTCTACACGGATCGTGGCGAAACCAATGTCAGCTGGCAGGTTGCGCACACCTTTGAAGAGTTCCTTGAGCAGGTCCACAACTGCGGGGGCGAGTACTACTATATCATGCGTGATGGTGAGTGGTACGCTGGCTCAGTCTACGGTGCCAAGGGCTTGGTCATGAATGGGTTGGTTCCCCTAGCAGAAGCTGTTGCTGCCAACACCATTGAGCAATTGACTGCAGAAACAACAGAAACCCAGATAGCACAAGTGTTATTCAAATAGGGGTTGACAACAGCCCCAAATGGTCGTATAATACACACATGTTAAACACAAATAGGAGCGAAACTATGCAGATTATTCTTAGTGCAGGCAAGTACGGTAAGCCTAATCAAATCTATGCAGGCATCCAATTGACCCTAGATCAGCCCTTTGTGAGCAGGCCCAAGGAGGGCTACGAAGGCTTCATCAAGGTGGTCAATGACGGAGCAAACATCCGTGGCGGTGGCACCACCTGCGAAGTACTGTGCAATGAGGCTGACATCGAATATGTTACTAGTTCAACCCCCGTACCACAAGGAATCAGCATGCTGAAAGCACTGAAGAAGACTGCCAAGAACTCCGCAGAAGTCACGGACTTCACACAGGTCAAAGTGCCAGACGCTGTGGTTGCGCACGAGACAGACGAAGAGATCGTAGAGCGACTGCGCAATCGTTTCCAGGTCTTGCAGGACATGACCCAGGCAGTCAAAGAAGGTACTGTACGAGCAATGATCGTCACAGGCCCTCCGGGTGTAGGCAAGAGCTTCGGAGTTGAAGAAGTTCTGGGCAAACAGGATCTGTTCAATACACTGGGCAACAAGCGTCCCAAGTACGAGATCGTGAAAGGTGCTATGAGTGCCATTGGCCTCTACTCTAAGCTCTACCACTACAGTGAAAAGGGCAATGTCATCGTGTTTGATGACTGCGATTCAGTGCTGTTAGATGACTTGAGCTTGAACATTCTCAAGGCCGCTTTGGATTCTAGCAAGAAGCGTACTATCTCGTGGAACACTGATTCACGTATGTTGCGTTCAGAGGGAGTGCCTGACAGCTTTGAGTTCAAGGCAGGTGCTATCTTTATCACCAACATTAAGTTTGAGAATGTACGCTCTAAGAAGCTACAGGATCACTTGGCGGCACTAGAGTCACGCTGTCACTACGTGGATCTGCAGATGGACACAGACCGTGAAAAGGTCCTGCGTATCAAGCAGATCGTAGAAGATGGCATGCTGGACTCCTACGAGTTTGAGCCTGTGGTCAAGGACGAAGTCGTAGACTTTATCGTAGAGAACCGTTCAAAGATGCGTGAGTTGAGCCTGCGTACGGTGCTGAAGGTAGCTGATCTGCGCAAGAGCTTTGCTACCAATTGGAAAGGCATGGCAGAAGTCACTGTGATGCGGGGAGCACGATAATGGCAGGGTGCCAATATCTGGGTCCGGAATACGACCCTCACAGACACAGAGGGCCCACGCCCTTCTGTGGTGCTGAGACCATTCAGGGCAAGAGCTACTGTCACGATCACTACTACGTGGTCTACAAGAAGGGCACAGCAGTCAACGGCAAGAAGCGTGAGAAGGCTGTGGACCAAGAGATCGCTGAGCTTAAACGCCAGCAGGAGTTAGAGGAGATAGATAATGTTTGATAGCATGCTGAAGATTGGGCTAGCCATAGTGTTGATAGTGGTCTTGTTGGCCATTGGACCCTGGTTAGTGATTTGGGCTCTGAATACACTGTTCCCCCTGTTGGCTATCCAGTTCACGTTTTGGACTTGGTGTGCTGTGGTGATCCTGGGCACGTTCTTTCGAGCGAATGTGTCTGTAAAACGGAAGGATTGAGGTTGCAGATGATCTGTGATTCATGTATTATTAACTAATGCTGAAGAACAGATAATCAGCTGTTAACAAAGGAAACTTAAAAATGAAGAGATTCAATCCAGAAACCAAGACTTTCAAGGTCTTCCACGCACTGTACAAAGGTGCTGCTCTTACCCAAAGCCAAGCTGAAAAGCGTTTTGGTGTTAAGAACTTGGCTGCAGAAGCCAGCCGTATCCGCCAAGCAGGCTACGCTGTTTATTCAAACAGCCGTACAGCTGGCAACGGTGTCACAGTCACAGAGTACGTGATGGGCCAACCAAGCCGTGAGATCGTTGCACTTGGTTACAAAGCCAAGAGCATGGGCATCACAGTCTAAGCAGTTGTTTCTCGACCCTTAGGGTCGTTCAAAGAACAAGCCGATTCGCTCCCGGGGCGTTCTTTGGAGGGTGTTGTAGAAATACAACACCCTTTTTCTTTGGCCGGCACTCCCAAAAA